TACTACCGGTAACAGTGTCTTTGCTCCAACTAATAGTACTGCCTTCTATTTCAGTTGTACCACTGGTCGGACAAGTTGCTCCTGTTTCATCAGCACAAGCCGCAAACATAGCATCCACCATCTGTTTGGATAGTGTAGCATATATTCTACTTTCGATGTTGCGTAAAAATTTGTTGAGTGTTGAGTTTTCTAATTCTCGCTCTATGCGCTCTTGTTCAGCAGCGATAGCATCGTCAATATCTTTTTGTCTATTGAACCCTAGTTGTTCGATACCCAGCACATGATTACTATAACCTTCGCCGTTAAAACTTGGATTTTTAAATGTGTGAACTAATTCTGCATTTGCAAATGTTGGTAATAGCATTAACACTGCTATCAAGATGTTTTTCATAGATAATCCTCCAATATATTTATTGGAGGACTTGTTTTATTCTATACGTTGTTATTTGATTCTTCTACGCTGTAGTTCTCTACGAGCAGCATCCGATGCCCACGTAATGTTTGCACCAACAAGTTGTTTTAATTGACTCGGTGTAAGCCTATTAACTTCTTTGTTAAGATTCTGCTGTTGTGCCGGAGTAAGCGTTTGAAGATTTCCGTATTGGCCTTTGAGTTGAACAATATAGGCTTGGCTGAGTTTTGGTTCAGGCTTTTCGATTACAGCTAATTGATCCAACAGTGGACCTCCTTCTATGATGTTTCGTGTTAGATTTGCAGCAGGGCTATAGTAACTTCTTGCTTTAAACAATAGCAGCTTTTTTCCATTAAGTAAACCGGAAACTTGTATACCTTGTCTGTTTGGTGTCGGTTCACCAATAAGATCTACTTTTTCTAATGCTGCATATAAACGATCGTCTACTCTCATTAGTTTGTATCCAGGACTGTCCGGAGTAGTTACTAATTTAACAATATCTATAATTTCACTTTCACCACCAGTACCAACATCGTTAGAATAATAAATTAGTCCCATTGCAATTTGTTTTACAAGACCAGCTTCTTTTTGTGTTGAGTCACCCGAAGTTAATTTTAAGACTTTTGGAATTACTAAATCACTGTAGATTTGTTTTAGCACTAGAAGATTTTGCTCGTGATCTTCTGTCCAGTTTTTTTGGTATGGTGCAATATCAACAGCAAAGATTTTATTAAAAAATGAAGATACTTTGTTAAAGTCTTTGCCACTTGCTTGTCCTAGTTGACTTGCCCCGGCTTTTGCGCTTAGAAGATTTATTTTTTGACCGTCGATGTTCATTACAAGATCTGCTTTAGTTCCTTTTTGATCTTCGGTTCCTACAGCATTAATTTCAATTCTGTTTTGATTAGGATCGTTTTTGGTTTTTTCGATACCTTGTTCGATGCGTTCGTGTTCGTTTGCGTAGTTGATAGAACTTAGTACAGTACCTCTTACATTTTTAGGAGCAGATTCTAAATCATTTATAAACTTTTGAAATGCTTGTAAACTGCGGCCGGCAGTTACAATTTTAACTGATAGAATATCAGTTTTTCCTTTTTTGAATTTAAGTTTTGTTTCAAATGTTGCACTGTAACTTGTCTTTTTTGCAATACCTTGTATTTTTAACATTTTTGCAAGATTAACAAAATCTTCAAGATCAATTTCTTCACCGAGTTTATTAAAACGAGCAGCACTAGCAACACCTAATGTAATTTCGCCAATATCACCAATGTTGTAATCAGCTTCTTTGCCTTTAATTTCTGAAGACTTATAAATGTTTGTGATACTGATTTTTCTACCATCAGTGGTTGGCAATGACAAACGTTTGATTTGTTCTATTTGTTCCGGAGTAGCTAGTTCAGCACCATCCCAAATTGCTCGCATTTGATCAGCAATTTCTGAACCGTTGGTAATTTCAACCTTTTCTTCGCCGTTACCGATTGCAATAGGTCTGCCATTTTCAATCATATCGATTAGATTAGGCCAGTATTCTGGATTTCTTTTTCCAAAAGTAGCAATACTTAAAGTGGCTTCATCTAACTTTTTAAGTTCAAAAAATCTCATGTGTTTGTTCCTAGTTTAGTATATTTATTCAATGTTAGGGAACAAACACTGCTGAAACAGCAACGCAAGCAAACCAAACGATAGCAAAAGTAGTCCAAGTCATAGGTTATCCTTTTCTAATTGTAAGTAAACACTAACACACAACACTAACTTTGTCAAACCTAGTTATTAGCAACATTAAAGCTCATTTTTCCTTGTGCTGCTTGATTAGCACCGTATTTGGTTTCAACAGTAATTTTTCCAGTTGCCATTTCTTTATTTGGCCAAACAACGTCAAACACTAATTTATTACCTTTAACATTAGCAAATATCTGAATAAAGTTTTTTTGTAAAATTTCTCTAGCTAATGGCTCAAACTCAGGAAAAACATTTTCGTCATTTACTAGTCTTTTAATTTCTTGCTTAACGTAATATTGAATAACTCCTGCAACAGGTGAATTACTTTTAATATCGTATTTTTTAATAAAATTTCGAAATTTTGCGGAGAATAGTTTTAAATCATTTATAGTTATTTTTGATTTATTAAAATCATACAAGTCTTCCATTTCGTCTTCAGAAATTGGTAAAATTTTTCTAAAATTTGGAGATATTTTCTCAGGAGCTACTTCATTTATAAAATTTAGAGCATAAAAAGGCTGAGTAAAGGCTGAACCCTTTGTTTGTAATATTTCAATAAATTGAATTACTGATTGATAAGAGTTGGACGATCTTAATTCTTCTGGTATTTTTAATCCATCAATTGACGGAGCAGCACCTTTAGCACCTTTACTGCTAACTAATATCGAATTACCAGTTTCTTTGTTTTGAAAATATCCTATACTATCGGCCAACGGATTATTAGACTTTTTTGGAAAAAACAATTCGACATCATCTAGCGACATTACACCTAGGTGTTCAAGCCATTTATCTCTAGTAGGAAAGTTTGCTGTTCCCTTTAGTAAAGCTAGCACTCCTAGATATTCTCCAGCATAGTCTCTAATACCAGTGATAAATTCTTTTGGAATCTGTGACATATCGGGGGCTTGACCAAGTTGTATTTGTTTTGCTATTTGAATCACCATTTGACCGTAATCTGTACTTTTCAATACTGAATTTTCAATCACAGCATTAAATACTTTGTTAGCTGAAAATCTACCATCTGGAAAAATATGACTAGGTTTTACCTTTAGGTCTTCTTTATCCTTAACTCCGGCTCTTCCACCAGCTAAAGTGATTATTTCACTGCTTCGATGTAATTCATTTGCTTTAATTTGATTTATAGAAACTTCGTTACCGGCATCATCTATTTTAACGCCTTTACCGTTGAGTATTTGTGTGTTAGAAGAAAGTTTTTGGCCTTTATTGATAATAAAGGTGCCCTTTTCTCCGTTAGGACCTAATTCAAATGTATAGCCTTTTTCAATTAAATTATTAATGATACTATAGTATTTTGTATCACTACTTTTGTTAAACAAAATTGTTTCAAATTTAAAATCGCTGTATCGCATAAATTTATTCCTTGGTTAGTATATTTATGCTATGTCAGGAAACAAACATTCCTGTACAAAGATTCTCACGTCATCTTCGTTAAGCCCAAGACTGGTCATTGTGCGTGGAGTATGAGGATTTTGTTTTTGAAAGTGAGCGTAACGATTTTGTGCTTCTTTGCCCTTTTCGTGAGTACTAGTTTTATTAAAATCGCCAATGTCAGTAAGATATGCACCTATGCTGTCTAAACTCAAGTCAAGTAGCTGTTGTAGTTCTTCTTTGCTGTTAACATTGCCAGCAGCAACCATATGTGGACTAAAGATAGCTTGCGCCCACTCTGGCAACTCTCTTTCCTTTCTCCACTCTAATTTAGAAACTTCATCACCAAATGCTTCGATCATAGGATGAGTTGCAGTAACGGTTCTGCTATAATCGTGAAAAAATCCTGTTATCTTACGTTCGCCTGCAATAACATCTAATCCAAATATAGGACCATTGTTGGTTAAATGAGGAAACACACAACAATGCATCATCCACAGACCTTTTGATTCTCTAGCATCCACTACATCTATATGAGCTCGTCTGTAGGTTTCGCTGGTCCATACCCTGTTGACCCACCCGGGTTGATTGAATCTGTCCATACCATGTTCGTGTATTTCAACGCCAGTGCTTTTAAATTTGTCAATCAAGTGATCTTGTATGTCAATTAACGTATCCCAAACTTCAGAGGTCAATTGTTGGACCTTTTTTTTCTGCTAATCCTTTAATTAAATCTCTATATAAATCATATTCAAATTCTTCTTTAGTCATTCCAATATGATATCCACAAGGATCCATAATTATACCTAAGCACATTCCGCAGCCACATAGCAATCCGTCTTTATCACCTTCACTAAGTTCCGTGTTATCAAACCATGTAAAAATATTTTCAACAACTTCTTTTCGCATCGGATTGTTTTTAATCCAATTCTTACGCTCTTCTTTTGCTTCTTTTTTTCTTTGAGCTTTATAATTTTCATATCCTCTGTGGGTCATTTGGGAAATCATTATTTCTTCATCGATTATAATTTGAGGAGCTCCTAATTCTTTTAATTGTGTTACTCTACTCTCAAATTCTTCTCTATGCTTTCTAGTTCTTGTAATTTCGTCTTCTTCAATCATGATTTAATTCCTCGAATAATTCCATAGCAAATTCAAAACAACGATTGGCTTCGTCTGCCATATCGTCGTTGAGCATGGATCTAATTTTAGTTTTAAGTTCTTCTACATTGTTAAAATCGTACATGGTACCCGAACCTGGGTTACGCTTCTTAATCATCTGCCCGCCATACATGTCGCCAAAATGACGAACATAGATGTGTGCTAATATGCCAGCTCTATCCAATGTTATAACGTGCTTTTCGTACTTTCTTACAACCGGCATCAGCAGTGCAGGAGTTGTACCTATAGCATATTCTTTTTCAAGTTCTCTTAGGTCAGCATAGATACGCTCTGCTCTGCGTATATTATTCAGCTCAGGTAACACACGTCCGGCAGCATCCTCAAGTATAGAGTAAATCATATACTGATTGTATAGATACTTGTGATATTCTTCAGGAGTTAATCCTTTGAGTAGTTTTCGAACAAATTCTGTGCGTTCTGCTTGTTGATGGTTTTCCCATGTTAATTCTTTAAGTTTGCTCATTCTTCCTCAATCTTGATACGCAACGGAAATCCACTGTCTCTGCAAAGAGTAGTTGCTTCTATTGCTTTTTGTTCGGCAATTTCGTAGATATACAGCCCAACAACACCCGAACCCTCATCATGTATTTTCATTGTAAGAGCTTCTGCTGTATCACGTGTATGTTTAAAAAGTTCAACAAGCAAACTTACAACAAAGTCCATTGGAGTTTTATCGTCATTTAAAAAAATAACTTTATACAAACCAGGTTCTTTAATTTTTACTTTTACTTTTTCGTCAATTTTTACATCGTCAAGCGTACTCATGTTTACCCTTTCATAGTTGGGGGAGGGATCGCTCCACCCCCCCTAGACTTGTTTAGCCTTCAATTAGATTTGCAACATTGATTGCAATTTTTTTAGGTTGAAGTTCTTCTGGAACATTGCGCTTGAGATGAATGTTTAGCATACCAAGTTCAAGTGTTGCAGTAGCAACTTCAATGTGATCGGCTAGTGTGAACTGTCTGCGGAAATTACGACCGGCAATTCCTTTGTGCAGATATTTCACATCCTCGCTACCGACAGGTGCTGTACCTTCAACAGTTAGAGTATTTTTATCTAGCGTGATATCTAGATTGTCCATACCGAAACCTGCGACTGCAAGTGAAATCATCCACTCGTTTTCGCTGATTTCTGCTACATTGTATGGAGGATACCCGTTGCTTTTGCTGTTTGTAAAATCTCTTTGAATTTCGTCAAACAGTCTATCAAAGCCAACTGTTGCTCGTGTAAAATGAGGTAAGTCTAGAGTTGTTAATCTTGTCATGTGTTTTCTCCTTTAATAAGCAAGATGTTTTGTACCCTTACGGCGTACATTTTATTTACCATCGAGATTAATTCCCGATGGTTGTTTTTTCGTAAACGCTGTTATGCGTTTGAGTACAACGAATAAAAGTTGCACACTTGGGCAGTTGCTTGATTGTATTTGCACCCACGTAGGTACAAGTACTACGCACACCTCCTAGGATTTCCTGCACTGTAGCAGCCGCAGATCCTCGGTAAGGCACAAGCACTGTGCGTCCTTCTGACGAACGATAGTTTTTCAATCCGCCAAAATGCTTGTCGTTTGCACTTTTACTACTCATGCCGTAAAACTGTACAAACTTCTTTTCGACCATTGGGTTAGCAATAAACTTGCCGTCCTCCGTCTGAGTGTATTCTTCAGAGTTATACCATTTACTAATAACTTCGCCACCACCTTCATCATGTCCGGCAAGCATACCGCCTAGCATTACAAAGTCGGCACCAGCAGCAAATGCTTTAGCAACATCACCAGGAGTAGTGCATCCACCATCAGCAATAATATGACCGCCCAGACCGTGAGCTGCGTCGGCACATTCAATAACTGCACTAAGTTGTGGGTACCCAACGCCAGTCTGGATACGAGTAGTACAGACACTACCAGGACCAATACCAACTTTAACAATGTCTGCTCCAGCAAGGATAAGTTCCTCCGTCATTTCTCTTGTAACTACGTTGCCTGCAATAATTACAATGTGTGGATAAATTTTACGTATATTACGAACGTGTGATACAAATGCTTCACTATACCCATTGGCTACGTCAATGCACAAATACTTGAGATTGTCATTGACACGAGCGTAAACTTGGACAAACTTGTCGTAGTCTGCGGCACTTGTTCCGATACTCATCGCAACATGTTCTGTTCGGTATAACCCGTCACCGTGAAAAAATTCAACCAGTTCTTCTATAGAATAGGTCTTAACTAAACAAGTAAAAATTCCTTGTTTAGACAATACATCTGCCATAGCAAATGTACCAACACCGTCCATGTTAGCAGCCATGATAGGAATGCCATCGTAGTGAGGATCGTCGCTGGTGTTATGAGGAAAGTCCGGAACGTAATTACGAAACTTAACTCGACGGTTCAAGGATACTTCGCTACGACTTTTAAGTGTACTACGCTTGGGACGTATAAGAACGTCCTTGTAGTCTAACTTAACGTCCTCTTCTAATCTCATTAATTGTCTCTCGCATCACGCATTTGTTTTTTATGACGGCGAATAGCAGCTTCTTTAGCTTTTCTACGTTTCGTGCCTTTGCTTTCAAAGTACTCGCGGTTTTTCAGATCTTGGAAGATACCGTCTTCTGCAAGTTTTTTCTTTAGCTTTCGTAGTGCTCTACTGACGTCGTTGTTATAAACATCAATTCTAATACCACGTGTTGTGTCGTTTCCGTTTTGAGAGCTTTTACTCATTTTTTCCTCTATCTATAAGCAAGTTTTCTAACCATACAAAATCATAAATTCTATTCTTGCTGATTAAATTATACGGTGTAGCATTATCGTTTGTCAAGTAAAAAGTATTACCTTGTGCAATTACATGGGAAGAAAATACTTTTACCATCGGGTCGCAATTGTCAACATCAATGATTGTAATACTTGACAGTTTACAAATCTTTATCAACCATTCTATGTTGTGTAGTCCGTCAATTGGAGTTTCGTAAAGATATAAATTAACAGGATCTACGATATTAAAAAGCACAGAGTTAACTGCATTTTTTGTTAGGGTCGAAGGACAAATTAATAGTATACTTGGTGTATCATTATAAAGTGCATCCGGCGGAGTTATAACTGTAACTTCATTCATCCTTAGGTTTTATTTTACTCCATATAGAATTATCAGACTGTTCGCTATTTTGGCTATAGCTGTCCCATGGTAACTTATCAATCTTACCTTTTATATATGCATCTTTGTGCAGTTTGATAGTTTCATCTGGATTTTCTTCTTTCCACTTCTGTTTTGATATTTTCACATCATCCAGAAGTTCGATTTCTTCTACATGTCGTCGTCTTTTTTCTTGTTCAGATTCATCAAGCTGTACTTCAGTTGATTCCAATTCTGCATGGCCTTCATTTGGGCTGGCATCAGTGTTTTCTGATAAAGTAACTCTGCCAGCATCATCTGTTGTAACAGTATTTGATTGAATATTTTCATCTTTGTTAATCTCTAATGTAATTTGCTCGGATCCCAAGTCTCGTCCTTGAGATCTTGTTCCAGCATTGTCACGCAACTCGGCAATGGTGTCAATTGTATTTTCTTCATCACTTGCGAGTTTATCGCGGGCGGTACTTGTTTCATCTGTTGCATATTGTTCATGTTTAATAACATGCTGGTTATCATTGATTTTAGTGTCATTGGTAGTTTCCTTGTTTTGCCTTTGAGCAGTTTTGTTTGATTTTACAATTTCAAACGTTGCTTGGCTAGCAATTAAAAGCAACACAGCCAATGGATCGAATACAAAAATTATAATAACGATAACCCATTTTACTGCATCTTCTAATAGTGTTTGGTCGGCTGTTTCGCCGTATACAAATTCTGCAAGATACTTAACAGGGCCAACTTCTGCTTCTAGTTTTCTGTATTCTGCTTCTAGCTTGTATTTTTCTTCAGACAGCACAGCAATTTCGCTTTCTGCTGTTTGTATTTTTTCTTCTTCAACTGCAATATCGGCATCAGTTGTTGTTTTATCTTCAGTGCCTAGTTGCGCTCTAAGACGGTTGATCAATTCGTTTGATTGTGCAATTTGTTCTTCAGCAACAGATCGTAAACGCTGTATCTCTGTTCTAGCAGCATCAATGACAGGAGATGTTAATTTACTGCGTTCAGATGCAATTAGCTCAGCTAGTCGTTGCTTTTCAGTAGATTGTGCAACACGGAATGCTTCTATTGCACTGCTGGTTGCTGGGCCTAGAGAACCATCTGCCTTTACTCCTACAAGTGCTTGTAATTCTTTAATACTACCGCTGGTAATATACTGTTCAATTTTTTGTAAATTGTCGTTTACTGCGATCAATTGATCTTCATAAATCAACAGGCTGCCGGCTAAACGCTGTTCTTCTTTGCGAATGATTTCATTCTGTTCATCGATTGCAGGTTGAATGCGTTGGTATGCACCATCAATGCGTTGCTGTTCTTTGTCAATTTGTGCTTGTATTTCAGTGTCGTTGTTTTTGCCTGCTGTTTCTAACTTTGCAATTTCCAATTCTGCTCGGTCAGCAATGCGTTGTTGTTTGACAATTTCTGAATCAATAAGTTCAATGCGAGCAACCCCTTCTGTGGCTGCGGCAGTTTGTTCAATATGTGCTTTTGACAAGAATCCAAAGATGCCCATACTGGTGATAAACATCAGAATTACAGTTGCTATTGCCAAGTAGGTTTTTAGCCACCAACGTGCTTGATTCCAGTATTTGTGTAGCCAAACTGCTGTAACCAATTTACCTAGTTCTAATACACTGCCCATAACTATAATGGGCAATGCAGCGGCAGCAAAAATTGCAACAAGTCCAGAAACGCTGTAGTAAATCGCCACAGCAGAGATAGATAGTGCCGTGACCAAAACTAACCAACCTAAAAACATACTTTAATTATTCCTTGTTTAGTTTCTGCGCATCTGCGCAATATCTACAGCGTCATCTTTTTTGTCTGCAAAGACAGGAACCATGTTGCTTTTGTGCATTGTTGCAATGCCGAGCAGTGTGCGTTCGCCGCTGTAAACCATACTCTCCTTTGCTGCACCGTGTCCTGCAACACGATCGCTTGTAACCCGCGGACCTGTATTGTAATCCGGTATATTATTTACACTCTTGCGTTTGCCATTAACGTATAGTTTTTCTTGTAGTTGTGTTGAACTCACACCGCGAGACTTGAGCCATGCTTCATGCTCTTCTTGTGCCTTCTGGAGGCGTTTGTTGTTGTTTGTTTTTTTCTTACGACTGTACTTTGTAGTAGTCATGTAAGGTCCGACCAAGTGCATCGACATCCGAAGTTCTCTCTTTTGTTAATAACACAACTAGTATAACATGCTATAATATTTTGTCAACTAGTAATCGGTAATCATGATTTATTACTCATATATCATTACGCAATCTTTTGGCCATTGTTGTGCCATTTTATAACCCCAACTAAGAAGCAAATCGACTGCTAAATTGCCTTCAGTTCCGTAATATTTTTTAGAATAATTCTTATTTTCCATCAATATAACTGGACGACATTTTTTAATGGTTTGTTCTGCGCCAGCTAGTATAAAAGGTTCGTAACCCTCGCAGTCTATTTTTATAAATGAAACATTTGGAAGACTAAACGAGTCAAGAGTTTTGCACACAAAATTTCCTGATTTGTTTCTATCAACGTAGGTACCAAAAGTGTTTTTAAGATAATTTAGTACTACAGATTCTTCTTTATCGCTAAGACCGCAATCGCATACCACAACATTTGTTAAATGAAATTTTTCCACATTCTTTTTTAAGCATTCTCTAACAGCAGTGTCAACTTCAAACGCATATACTTGAGAGAAACACTGGTGCAAATTGTAACTCATAATACCGTAATTTGCTCCAGCGTCAATAGCAGTGTTAAATTCTTTTACATAGCTTAAAGCTGTGTCTAATTTATTTTTTTGATAATCTAAAACACTAGGATTGTCAACGGAATCTGCCCTGCTCAATGCTGACCTTAAAGCTCTATCACCAGGTACTGTTATCCATTCTTCTAATTTCATGTTATTTCATTATCTCGGGCCAATCAGCAGCAACACTCAGTGCTTCTACAGATTCGTCTAGTTTTGGAAATAGATTTATACCTGTTATTTCTTCTACCTTGTCAACTGATACTGCATACATGGGCAAATCTTTTACTGGAAGTGCTTCGTTAGGGAATACAAAGCCGATTGCTGTATTGTTGGTTGCGTTGTAAACAACTTTCCAAATATACTGAGGAACACCCACAGCACCCGGACCAATAGTTAAATAACCTTCTTGGTATATTGTACCGCTTGCAACATAAATGTCATTGTTTAACGCTGTATTTCTTACACCTAGTTCAAGTATACGCCAAATGCCTCTATTGTTATTTGGTGTTTGCGGAATCATGTTACTCAAGAAGAAACTTTCACTCATTTGTTCTTGACTGGCTCTGTTGTTTGCTGCGGGGGCTAAGTGTCCGCGATCATATGGTTCGCCTGAGTAATCTTCAAGCGTGGCTTCTTTGCTGTCATCTATTAAGTCGTCAGGTCTAAAGTCATCCTTGCGATTAGCTGTACCTGTAATATCCACTTGGTCTAAACGCTCAACAACATATTCAGCTGTTTTTGTATCGTATCGATAATGAATAGCATAGTTACTGTGACATATGTATTGTGTGTTTTCTGTTATCGAACTTACAGGCGCACCATGAATGGTATGCTGCGGGCAGTTATCGTCGATAGGGTTTGCAAATGCTGCAAATGGAAATAGTACTAATAGATACAGTGATTTCATGTGTTCTCTCTTTATATTTGCTTAAACTACAACATTGCGTTTAGGTGATCCCCAAACATCACGTGCATTAACACGAATGAATCGCTTGTTGGTTTGTGCTTTATTGGGATTTTCCATTGTTAACACTACGTTCAACCCTTTGGCCCATGCTGCACGTTGGTTAACTATACGTTGTCCGCTGCTCATGTAGTCCTTACGCATTGCGTGTTTTGTGCTTTTACTGACGTTGCTGTGAACGCCTTGACTGATGAAGCCGTTTGACTTTCCACCTTTTTTGGCCATTGCCGATCCTCCATTATATGTGTATTTATTTAATATAAAAAAAAGGGTCCTATAAAATAGAACCCTTTTCAGTTTTATATTTTAGCGTAGATTAGAAGCTAAACGATACACCAAGTGCAGGAGTAGCTGCTTCAGTGTCTAGGTTGTAACCAACTTCAGCAAATGCACTTAGGCTGTCCTTGGTGTAAACAACGCCAGCACCGATGTTTTGTGCCATGTCATCAGCATCGCCGTTAACAAATGCAGAAACGTCTAGTGCGTCCATTGCGCTGTAAGTACCAACTGCTTCGTAAGCAAATGCATCAGTATAAGTAACAGCTACGTTAGCATAAAGTGCCTCGCCAGCATCAAACCCAGTTGCTACTGCAACAGTGGTGTCCTCAGTGTCGAGGTTGTAGTCAAATGCTGCGTTTACATCAATCTTGCCGTAGTCGTTGCTGTAAGCAAGCTGAACGTTTTCAACTTCGCCCACATTGGCACTGATGTCAGTTAGACCAACAAGTGCATCAAATGCACCGTAACCAACAATCACACTCTCGTGATCGTCAGCTGGGTTAGCAAGAGTGTCGCCGCCAACAACTTCTAGTCCGCCAAAGCTGAACAAGTCGCCTTGGTCGCCAAAGCTAACACTAGTAGCACCAAATGCTACACCAATGTGCCATCCATCAACAACGATATCACCGTTGTCTGCTTCTACGTCAACAGAACCAAATGCAGTTGCATCTTCAGCCTTGTGGCCAAATGACAGTTCAGCAGTTGG